TATGCCAGTGCCGGTTGACACGGCAAACTTCTCACCCGTCCTGATTTCAGCCTCGGCCAACTGCAATGCCGTGATGTTATCAGACGTGTTCATACGCTCTCTTGCTGCGATTTCTTCTGCGGTACGCATGTCTTCAGCCTGCTGCCTGAGCATTTCCTGCTGCATGCGTGCTTGACGGTCAGCTTCTTTGTCTTGCAGCTTCAACTGCTCTGCTTGAGCGCGTTGTGCATTCTGCTGTGCCAACAACTGGAGCCTTTGAGCCGCCTCTTGTGCATCTTGCTTCAGCCGTTCCATCTGGGTCTGCTGAGTCATCTGGGCAACAGCCATGCGCGGATCAGGTGGCGGCATATTGGGTTGTGTCTGGGGCAATAAGGTTTGCATGTAGGCAATCAACTGCGACACGTTGGACATCACCGGCTCTGCACTTTGCTGCACGAGATTAATGATCTGTGCCTGAGCCTTGCCATCGTCTTCCTCAATGTCACCAGCCTCAATTGCATCAGCTACAGCCCTGTGTGACTCGGTCACGTAGTACTGAAGTACATGGTTGCGTAGGTGTTCAATCATGGCTGGGATCATTGTCTGCGCCATGACAGGGTTTTGACCGAACACTGGCGACATGATGAATGGTATGTGAACCATCAGGTGTGCAATCTGATCTTGTCTCGGTAGTACAAAGATCTTGCTGCCCATCACCGCTGCAATGTTCTCTGATGCGGGATCAAGGTTCTCTGGCTCAGTACCCTGAACCAAGATGTCAGTCGGTATCTTCAACTGACGCAGGAACATCTCCTCAACCTTGCGCTGGTCGTACATCTGTGGTTTAGCATCAGCACGCTGCATGACAGCCTGTGTCTGAGCAAACCGCTGCGCCTCGCTGAAGATGTTGGGGTCAGAGACTGGGATAACGTCCATCGGGCCTTGGAAGTCCTGTGGCGTAATCTCAAAGTCACCCGCTGCCTTGATGTCATCCTCGGTCAGGTACGATGCGTTGATCCTGTGCATTACCTTCAAGACCATAGCCATTGCATTGTGCAGACGGCTGTGGATAGAACTGAAGACCACCATGCCCTGCTCAATCAGAGCCAGAGTCGTGCCTACTGGTGCATTGGGGTTGCCATCAGCGAGGTTCTCAAACGATGTCTGCACAACTCCGCGTCCTGCCTCGACCAAGAACCCAAGCAGACTGAACAGCGTCTGCGATGGGCCGGGGAACGGTATCGGCATCACTAACTTGCGGATATCATCCTGCATTGGCCCACCCTCAATCTCTGCCAGTTGTGTTGGCTGGAGATTGATCGTCTGACCATTAGGCCCACCCTTGAGCTTGAGTGCTGTGGGGAAGTTCTGAATGTGTGCTGAATCGAGCAGAGCGCGTAAAGCACCAGTGGCTGCTACCGTCAATCCACCGATCAGGTGAGTCAGACCGATTGGGTATGCACCGCGCCACGGTATCATTGGCCACTCTACAATCCACACCAGTGCCTGCTTGGTCTCGTCGTCCTGTTCCCAGTTACGGTACAGGCAGACAGCCTCAGAGGTGTTGTCATCGATAGACAGGATGTATGGCGCAACACCCTCACCGAGATCTGCATCAACGTAGATCTCATAGATGACCCGCAGGCCATCCTCGTTGTACACACTCTCTTCTCTGCCTTCGATCTTGTCGTTGGCTTTCGATGCCTTTGAGTACTCAGGCATAGGTGCAGATGACAGAGTGATGTCACGGTACATGCCGTTTCTGACGCGAGTCTCGAACTCCTGCGCTGTTACGTATTGACGGTGAGTCTTGCGCTCCGCGCTGTAGAAGTTAGTCGCAGCGAACGGTAGGAAGATGTCATCGATGGGTACGAACTCGCACTGTATTCGGCGCTGCTTATTGTTCCACCAGAACTTCAGGTACTGACCACCGCCCAATGGTAGCTGGGTTGTCAACTGCTCAAGCTCACTGCGGAACTCAGGCATCTGCTCAGTGATCTGCCAGTTCATAAAGTCCACTTTGCGAGAGGACTTGTCCATCTTGCCGCTGCTGCGCTCACCGTAGATCTTGCTGCGGACAGGGCCAGTCGGAGGCAACAGCTCTTTCATTACCCGTGCAGAGAAGTCAACACAGCCCTGAATGAGCATTGGGTGTACGACCTTGGTAGCGCCAGTGAACTGAGCGCCACCGGGCGCATCATCGCCCATGCCCGTTCTGCGTAGACCCTCTTCATACAGCTTGTCCCGCTTCTCTCTTGCTTTTTTGTCCAGCTCAATCTTGTCGAGCAGGGCGCTGACAATGGTACTCAGGGTTGATTGATCGACCTCGTCAACGATGTTAGCAAAGTGTTCCTCACTCTCTTCGGCATTGGCTACACCGTCATCAAGCTGGACATAAGCACCACCGTCTTCTGCATCCTCCACAGATGACCGATCCTCATCGACCTCAATAAAGTCTTCGTCTTCTGCTGTGCGGTTCTCTGCCATGTCAATTGCTCCTTATCATGTCTCTGTAGTTTGCAAGGCCACCCTGAGAAAAACCCTCACGTATTAAGTGCCTGATGTAGTCGTCAGTTAGGTTTTGGCTTGGCAGTCCCTGACCCTTCAAGCCGGATGCAAGATCATAACGTCCCGGAGGCGCTTTGCGCGGCGGCGTTCTCCCTCCCATCACTTCACGGAAGTTGCGATGCCAATCAGGTAGGTAGACTTCTGTTGGTGTGGGTATTACATTCAATCCCAAGTCCTTGCCTTTTAACAGCATTGGAAAGCCGGGGTGGAGATCAGGTCTGTAATCCGCTGAGTCTTCTATTGTGAACATTCTAGGGCCAAGCGCATAGGTTGGCACTGTGCCTCCCTGAGTAGGGTGCAGCAGGCTTGGCTCTGTTTGTCTTTTTAATATTTCGCTAGGGTTAAATATTACGCCTTTACCGCTTCTTTCCCCACCTAATGGAACGCCGCCTTTTTTGGGCGATATGCCTATCCCCATCATAAGCTTTGCAACTTCTCCGCGTTTTGCAAAGGTGTTTGCACGGCTCCAAATATCTGGATCGCGGACATTTGCGTCCTCGCCCAATATCAAGCGTAGATTATGATTAAACCTACTCTCCAGATCTGGTGTTAGGTTTCCCTGTCTCATAGACGACACGAACGCATCTCGCAGGTCATCAAATACAAGTTGGTTGCTTCTTAGCTGGTCAGCCGAGCCTAGCATGGTTGTCCAAGCTGTTTCGGGAGATGACTGCCTGATGAGGGTAGTTGCTGGGCCTTGAGTCATAACGCCCCATGATCGACCAGCGTATTCTGGATCAACCATTCCCAGCACAGGGAAGTTAGGGCCACCAATGTTTCCATCGCCGACAATGGTGCGATCAGCCTGTGTGGTAGCCGTTCTTCTGAAGCCTTGCTCCATCAGCCTACCAAGAGCCTCTGATGCCTTTATGGGATGCTGGGTGCTGATTAATGAAGCAGCCCTTCTGCCAGCCGCTGCACGATCTGCTGCCGTGTACTGTGTTATAGACGGCATATCAGTGAGTACACCTGTCTCGTCAAGGTCTATGCCTAAGTCCCGAGCGATTCTCGAAAAATCATCATCAGATACGAGTTGTTCGTCAGGCACTACACGAGATGGAGTTGCAGCTCCACGTACTGCTGCGGCTGCTCTTGCAATTCTAGATCGTGGTGGTGGCCCACCTTCAGACAGTCTGACCGGCTCCATCAGCTCGTTTGCCAGTGCGTTGATCTTGTCAGCGTCATAGACCAAGCCGCCCTCGGCCATTGTTGCAGGACTGCGATTAAGTTTCTCAGCACGCCTGTCTGCGATCATTTTCAGCTTGTTCTCACGATCCTCTCTGCGCCTTGCAACCTCACCACGGTATCTTGCAGCAGGTGGCTGGCTGTATCGTCGCTCCATCTCCTCAAGATCGTCACCCTCCATCAGCGCAGGCAATGCCCTGATGCCAGCGTTGATACCCGCGCCAGTAAGCATAGCTCCCGGTGAGGCAACGGTGACAGGTGTGGCAAACTCAGCAAGGTTAGACAGATACCGCGCAAGTCTGGGCAGTCCTGCAACAGCCTTAGCTGAGATAATGCCGGGTTGTGCCAGAGCCTCGCTTACGCCAAGTACAGCAGACATAGGGCCACTCAGCTCGTCCATGCTTTTACCAGTGTAACTGCGTAGAAACTTGTCCATGTCTTCTTCGTAACGGCCTTGCGCCTCAGACGCTATGTCGAACCTGCGCCATGATTCGTCTGGTACTTCATCGCCAATTGCAACGTCCTTCACAGAACCGAACAAGTCTCTCAGGTCAGCAGCCATGTTGGGCATGCCAATGGCAAGGTTCACAATGCCGGGTCTTCGTAGCCGCAGCTTAGGGAACTCATAGTCATTGGGATCACCAAGCTGTGGCTCTACTGGCTCAAAGGGAGAGAACATGTTGCCTACAGCAGCCTTGTAGACGTTACCAGCTTCTTTAACTGATGAGGCAGCAGAGCGTAGCTT